CGTCGGATGGTGGCCAACCCTCTGATGTTGTTTGTTATCATGCTAATCCCCCTCATCAAAAAGTGCGCGGGAAACCCCGCCATTCAGGGCGGGGTAGTTGACGTTTTGACCGAATAATCTTTCAGGACTACTCCATAGCCAGTTCTTCCCATTTATCGATTTCTTATAAACCGAAAACGGGGATGCCTTTTCCCCTGGCTTCTTTCATCAAGGCCATATATTTCTTACGAAATTCCGGATCGCTGAAGGGGTTGCCCTCTTCCAGGCTGAACCTGGTGGGGATGGTGGTGATGAGGCCGGTCCTCTCATACAAACCCTGAAGTTTGGCCCGGGCCTCGGAAGCCACACGCAGAAACCCGATCTTGGCATTTTCGGTTTGGGCCGTCTGGTAATCGCGCATGGCCTGGCGGATAATCTGTTGCCAGAAAGCTATTTCCGTCCCCAGGATTTCGCCTCCGTCCTGGTTCAGGGCGGCCTCTTTGAGCAGCTTGGGGGCAACCTTCAGGTCATGCTGCACCATGCGCCGGGAGATGCCGAAAAGCTTGGCAATTTCAGCGGTTGTGGCCCCTGCCTCATACATATTCCAAGCCTTCAGGGCACGCTCCCGACGGCGGTTGGATATTGGCTGAAATTGGCCTGAATCTTGGGGGGGAAGCGAAGCTGTCAATTTCGCCCTCTGACTTTTGGCCTAACCCTGCCTGAACGCTTGCAATACAAATGGTTCTGTGCCCCGGTGCCGTCATACCAGTCCCACGGCAACAGGCACCGTTTGCAGGTCCAGAGGTGACACCGGTCAAAGGCCGCCATGGGTTTCGGGGGGCCGTCAAAGGTGCAACCCCAACATTCGCCGGGGTCGGCGGCGGATTTCCAAAAAACACAATGCTCACATTTAAACCATGCCGGAGCGTTAGGCATATTATCTCCTATGATATTTTTGCTTACATTCCCGGTGATATATTGGGCCATCATAATTAATGTTGCCCGACCGCCTTTTGGTGATAATAAGATTCTCGGGGGTGTCCCATTTCTTACAATAGGTGCATTTTCGGTAATTAGGATTGCCACAAGCTGTTAACGCATTAATCCTGCGGTGCAACAAGCTGTGATATCTGCGATCTTGACACACCACTAAATTTTTTGGGTTATTGTTATGTTTGTTTCCATCTACATGATGAATAACTGCTCTTGATGGTAATGGTTTCCCCATAATATTTTCAATGATATAAACATGATCTCTCGTTAGCTTCCCGTTATAAACTTTTTGAAGATAGCTTTTGGGTTTTTTATTCTTTAAAAGATTATTACGATTTAGATTATGATATCTTACATATCTTAACGGTTCACCCTTTTTCCAATTCTTTGATTTACAAGTTACCAGTGCAATATTTGTTTTTTGACCACAACCACATTGACAATAGCCGTAAGGAATATGGTTAACTCCAAAAGACGTATCTTTAATTTCTCCTTCACGCCTGAGCCACGCGGGAGTGTTCATTTCATACCCTCCTTTCCCTCGGCCACCACCATTCAGCCCCCCAAGACCGGATGTATCAAGCCCGGCCACAAACCAGGCAGTGAAACCGGGAGCCGAACCGGGCACCGTGGATAATGAGGCCACACCAGCATTTGAAGTAGGTCTTAAAATCCATGCTCAATCGCCAAATACTGCCATAGCATGGGTCACTCGTTGGGGAAGATTAATTGGGGTTAAGGAAGTCCGAATGTCCCGGAGTTTCTTAACTTCCTCCTTATAGCTTTCAATCTTCTCTTCAAGAGCTTTTATCACCTCCTCCAATTTCAGATTATCTTCCAGCCATTTGTCATTGTCGGCCATTAATTGTTTTTCCCTTTGTGTTAATCGTTCATTTTCTTGCTTATACCGCTCATACTCATCCAGAAGACGCTCTATGGTGCGGGTTTGCCGCAAGATGATTTCATTCAGGACTTCCTCAAGAGAGTGGTCCTTATCAGTAATAGTTTCAGTTCCAAAAGATGTGCAAGCAACAGCAACAGAATCAACATCCTCTTGCTTTTCTGGTTTATTTGGTGCAGATTCCTCCGGCTGATTAGCTGGGTCCAAGAGAAATTTCAAGCCTTTTTCTGTAACTCTTAACATATAGGGGCACGGCTGGTTGGAACTGCTACAGTTCTCCAAGAGCCCTTCGTCAATAGCCCTTCTGACATATATAGAGATATCTGCTCGACATATGCCAGTCTTTTCCGCTATCATCTTTTGACTTACACCTTCCGACAAATTATAAACTGCATCAACAATTTTCATTATCTTCTTTTTGTTTCCCAGTCTTACTTCGGATAACATTTTTTTTAACTCTTCTGTAATGATGATGTTTTCTTTTTCTTTTTCCAATTTTTCAAATTGGAATTCTCCTGCCTTTATAGATTGCCGGATTTGGCTTGCCACGGCTTCAGCCGCCCGTTTATCCCCCACCAATAAGGATTTGCGTTGACCCTTGTAGGCAATAAAAATCCACCATGGCTTTCCTTCACCTTTTTCTTTTTGCCTAACTCTCACGCCCATAAATCAGGTCCTTTCCCAGCCTCCAAAAAAGTATCTCAGGGCATCTAAGGCGTGGTGTTCACCCTTGCCTGGTTCGTGTACCATGTAGCCCTTAAGCTCCCGGATCAGATTTTTACAGCGGTGGTGTATCAGGAGACCCGGCAGGCCATCTTCAGGCCTCACTCTCAGCCATTGCCGCACCAGCTCCTGACCCACCTCCACCGGCCGCCTGGGGGCCTTGACCTCTATCCCCAGGATTTCCGAAAGCATGGCCCGCTTGTCGGGGTCGGAAGGGTCGGCGAAAGCATAGGTTAGGGGTCCGTAACCGCTGGCCTGGTGATGGGCCAGGATCGCCTTGCCGTTTTCCAAGGTGGTGCGGTAACGCTGGTAATATTCGTCCAGCACCAGCACCCGCTCGCCCCCCTCGATGGGCTGAATCCACAGGCAGGCGAAGGGGTTCCGGTAACCGAAGTCGATACCCAGGTAAAGCTCTCCATCCGGGTTGTAGCCGAAGACGGCCAGGTTGCGGCTCATTTCAATTCCAGCACCCCCAAAATGCCCCGATAATACTCGGCATACCCATGATGACAGTTGCCCGAAGGCGCACTCTTAACCACCAACTGATAAATCTGGGTCTTGTTTCGCTATATTCCTTGGGAAAGACTCCATATACACCTTCAGGTTGTTTAGGGAGTTTGTCCATCATCAAAAAGTGCGCGGGAGACCCCGCCCTTCAGGGCGGGGTAGTTGACCTCCTTTCCTGCATTTCCCGAAGCCACTCCCGGTGTCTCCGCAGTCTGGGGTTAAACTCGGGCACATCAAGGCCTAGTTCTTTTTTCAGCCAGGCCGCCACCACCTGGCGGTGACAGAATTGGCCGGGCGGTTCCCAGCAGAGCATGATGAAGTTATCGCCCCCCAAGTCGTCGAGGACCTTCTGGGGGTTGAGTTTGTCCAGCACTTCAGCCCGGTAGGCGCGGATAAACTCCTCTGGCGGCAAGCCCGCCTTGACCAACGGCCAGGACGGGGCCAGAGGGCGGTAAGCCTTGCCAGTCCATCCTTTGGGCGACCTCCGGCAAATGGCCACCGCTTGGGGGAGGTGGCCGGAAATTCGAAAACAACTGGTGAATATCATTTCAACCTTACCTTCCTCCGCTAAGCCATGCTTTGCCACGCCGTGTGTAGCAGTCTTGATTAAAACGGTATGTCAGCAGATTCATATGGGGGGTCCATTGGGGCATCCATGCCGTTGTTTCCCTGGTGCCGCTTTTGGTTAAGCATTTTAAGGTTTTCCAACCGCACCTCAGCAGAAACACGGCTATTGCCGTCCCGGTCCTGCCATTTCCGGTAGGTCAGTTTGCCCTCAGCGCAAATATGGCTCCCTTTTTCCAGGTATTTGCCACATATCTCAGCCAACCGACCCCAAGCCACCAGGGTATGCCATTGGGTCTGCTCCCGTTTCTCGCCGGTGTTTTTGTCATGATACCTATCTGTGGTAGCTAGGCGTAATTTGGTTACAGATTGTCCGCTTGCGGTGGTATAGGTTTCAGGGTCTTGGCCCAAATGTCCAATTAATATCACTTTGTTCAAGGTATGCTCTCCTCAACCGCAGACTGGAAATAATTCAAATCCACCTCACTCTCGGCGTCGCCTCCAGGCTCAGACCCAAGACCAGAAAATGCAGGGCCTTGAGGCCATGAGTATCACCATCCGCCGGCTTGGTTTTGCCTTCCGGCAGGTGGTATTTCATAAATTCCGGGATGGTGTTCACGCACTCCCTGGAGATGGTCAGCCCACCGGGCCTGCCCTCCCTGGTATTGGCCAGGCGCTGCTTAATCAGGCTTCTGGCCAGGTTCTGCTCCTTGGGCGCCGCCACCGCGGGGAGCCGGGCCCGGCGCAGGCGGTTGATCAATTCCGGTTCCGCTGGGTCGCAGAAAAACCGTCTGATTTGCAATTCCTTCCGCCATTCCCCGGCAATGGCCATAAGGTCCTCCAGATATAGTTCCCTGCGGTATAGCTCGCGTATCAGGTGTATCCGGTCCTCCGGGGGAGGATGGTACTCCGCTGCCAGAATCACCGTGGGTTCTAGTAGCCCCCACTTCACCCCTGCGTAAACCTTGATCTGGAGTTCCATCCTCCTCCTTTTGCGGCGGCCTGAATGATTGGTAATAATCCTCAGCAGTCATGACCCAACGCCCCAGACTGTCTTGCTTAGCAGGAAGACGCCCAGCCTTGAGATGGCGGTAGCAGGTCCGCCAGTGGAGGCGTAAGAAATCGGCGATTTCCTTGACGCCGATGAACAGCCGGTCCTTGCCGCCGCTTGTCATGAATTCAGGTTTGGCCTCCCAATTCCTGTGCCCATTTGTGCAGGATGGTCCTTTTCTCCTGGGGCGCAGCATCATTGATTGCCCGCAGCCTCAGGTCAATTCGTTTGGTGCTCCAGCCAGCCCGGGCGCTTAAGTCCCTGAGGTGCAGCAATCGTTCCGCCAGGCTCATGATCCTGGGCTTTTCCACTTCACCCCGGGCGGCCGCTGCCCGTAGGGCCCTGCTTCGTGGGCCATAGTTATAACTTCTGCTGCCGGCCTTGATCTTAACCCGGTTTTGAGACCGTTTCGGATGCTGGCATTGCAAACAATGCTGCAAGGGGCCATAGGGGTCAATTTTGGCCTGGGCTTGATTTATGGCGCATTGCCGGGTTGAGATATTGGCCCTCAGGGCCTGACATTCGATTCTTCCGGGGCTTTTCAGAATTTCATCAATTCCTATGATTCCTGTTCTCTCCATAGCTGCCTGTCCATGCTGGTGATGATAATCTCCACCCTGGGGTTATGGCTCACCCCCATAATGCGGGAGCCGTCCCAGGAAACGATGTCCCGATCGTTGCGGATCACCCCGGCTTTTTCCAAGATATCCGCGGTGGCCGCCATGAGGTTGTTCAGGTCCGGCCGGCGGTTGTCCTTGAGCCAATAATGCGCCGTGACCTCCACCGACCCGCTGAACCGCTCCCCTTGGTATTCCATCAGAGATTTCAGGGCCATCTTCTCATAGGCCCGGTAGGACTTGGACTGGAGCACCAAGGGCTTGCCGCCCACACATCTCGCCACCTGAGAGTTCTTCTTGGTGGCCGGTTGGCCGGGGATAATCAGTCGGGTCATGTCACCTTGAGACAGGCTATTGCTGCCATCATGGCAAATACGTAAGTCGGCTTTCTGGTCAATCCCGGACATCGATTATCACCAGATTCTCACGAGCAGTTCAATGAACAGCCAGCATAGGCCGAATAATCCGATTACTCCTATAGCTGTCAGTATCAGCACCGCGAATCTCTCAGCCATGCTCTTCATCCTCAACCTGCTCCCAATTTCCCACCCTGCCGCCAGTTCACCTCGCCTCGCCAAGCCATGCCGAAGCCGGGTTCAATGTTTATTTAGTTCCTCCAACCTGATCTCCATCCGGTCGGCGTAACCCTGCCAGTCCCATTCATGTTTTAAGATGGCCTTCTGGTCACCTTCCGGGGCCAGCCGGTAAAACTGCTCCGACAGCACCGGAAACACCGG